TAAGAAGTCATCCCACGAGAAGACGCAGAGTTCTTCCGAACCACGTACAAAGACAACCCGTTCCTCCCTGAAAGTGTGGTCATGGAAATTGAGCGGTTTAAAACAGCAGACGAGAACTTTTGGAAAGTATATGGTCTCGGTGAACGAGGAACCTCACAAGCAACCATCTTCACCCACTGGAAAGAAATAAATCAAATACCCAATGAATACAAGCTCCTCAACATCGGACTGGACTTCGGATATACAAACGACCCAACCGCCATCGTCCGAGTCTATACAGACGGACACGGATTCGCAGTCGACGAAATCTGCTACGCGACAAGACTTACGAATTCGGATATTGCAAAAGTCCTCCGAGATAATCAAGTTGATAGATCGGATGTTGTTATCTGTGACTCCGCTGAGCCAAAGAGCATCGACGAGATACACGCTCACGGATTCAATACTCACGGAGCAAGAAAGGGAAAAGATTCGGTTAAAAATGGAATCCAATTCCTCCATTCGCGACCGCTTCTTGTCACGGCTCGGAGTGTAAACCTCATCCGGGAGCTTCGCAACTATAAATGGAAGGAAGACAAGAACGGGAAGCAACTCAATGAACCCGTCGACAAATTCAACCACGCCATCGACGCGATGAGGTACGCGATCACATTCAACCAAACGAACCCGAACTTCGGCTCTTATGCTATTGGATAGAAAAAACTTTTATCCGTAAACCCCTGTAAACAAAGGGATTAAGAAAAAAAGAACGAAATAAAGCAAAATAAATTTGGAGATAAAGAAAAGAATTGCGTATCTTTGAGACATCAAACGAAACAAACAGACCATGAACAACGTAACAACTACAAAAGATTTTAAAGGTCAATACTCAATTGAAGTAACTACGCCAAAGGGAGCAACGTACACCTTCACTCTACGTAATGAGTCAGGAATGGAATATGCTAGCAAGACAGATTTTTGGAATTTAACTACTTATGATGATGTAGACATGGACTGTTTACAATGGTGGCCAAGTAAAAAAGCTTGTTTGCGCACTGTCATTCAATCAATTGATTTTGACTACGCTGCTGCAAAATACGCTAGCGAATATTAAAACGAAATCGCAGCATGAAAAACGAACCCGAATGGTTTCAGCAAGTGCTAAACCGAACCAAACAAACGCAATCAATTTTCACCATGAACGACAAACAAACAGCACTAAAGCAAGCGTTTTTGACCTTGCACGCTCTCCGAGAAGAGCAACCCACAACCCACCGTCTCACACGAACCGCGCTCAAGATGGCTATGGATATCGTAGAAGAAAACATCGAGCAATGAGTCACAGCCAAGAAGAGAACTGGGTCACGGGTAAGACGCATACGCGCTCCGTATCAGCATACCGAACAAGTGTCTGGACACCCGTTGACGAAGAAGACCTCGACAACAACCGCCAAAAGTATATTGACGCAGGTTGGAAGTCGTATTGTTGGACGAAGGGATACGGAGGAGGAGACAAGCACTTCCTTTCCAAGCTACCACGGGACGAGTTCAAGGAACTCATATACGTCAAGATGGATTACCCGAACTTCTGTTTATTCTATGACATCAATGAATGAACTCCGACCCGATGCCGCAGCGTTCTACAAGTGGGCGCAGGCAGAACACAACTCAGAAGATATCGACCGCCTTATCTTCGACCTCGAAAGTACACTCGAACAGTTAAACAAAGCAATCAATGAGAAAGCCAATATGCGTACGAAGTAGCGTCAACGTAAACCCAGCGAAGGATTATAACGACTTCGCAGCAAACCTCCGAGATGAAGACGCGGAATTCGATCGCCTCATCTCTCAACTCAAAGAATCCATCCGCAGAGCGCGGACGAAATAAATCCCTAAAACCAAAGAAAATGGGACAATCTAAAATCAAGACCATTCAACCAAATGGCACCTATGACAGTCAAAACGGCTTGATGTACAAGTTCGAAATCGAACTAGAATCCGGAGAGAGCGGTGAAGTATCTGCAAAGAGCGAGAACCGTTGGAGTGTTGGAGACGAAGTAGAATTCGAAGTCACCCCGTCGAAGTGGGGCGATAAGATGCGCCTATCCAAGCCAGGGTTCACCCCGAATCAATCCAAGGCAAACAACCCTGACATTCAAAAGAGGATCGACGCAAGTTGGGCAATCGGTCACGCGATCAACCAAGAGAGCGACCCTGAGAAGATTCTTGAAGCGGCTGAGTTCCTTTTGTCTATCCGTTCAACCCTTATCTCGAAGCTATGAATTGGACAGCAACAGAAGACAAGCATCTCGTTGAGACAATCAACCGAAACATCTACCGAGATAGTAAGCGTCCCATTCAGTGGAAGAATATTCGACCGATGGAACGTCACACCGTCGCAGCGATGCAAACGCGCTGGACTAAGTTCATTCAGCCGAATTACAACTTCAACGGCTATCGATACACGCCCAAGAAGAATACCGTGAAGAGGAAGGTCGAAACAAAGCGCGTGAAGGTCTCTCGTTCGTTCTTTTGGGGTGCTGTAAAGGTCACGCGCTATGAATAATATAAAACTATTTCTCATCCGCAACTACGGATCGACATTAAACGCGGCTCAAACTCTCGACGTGACACCGAACACCGTTCGCAATTGGTGCGGGCGTATGCCTCGGAATATCCTCAAGCACCTCCCGGAGATATCTCAGACGTGCGGAGCGACATTTGCGGAGATCGTCGAAGAGGTTTTAATCTGTGAAAGAGAAGGCATCCAATAGCCCTTGAATTTTACGATATAACTTTGACGGAATGAACGGAATATGGATACCCCAGGAGATTTGGTTGTTGGATGACCTCTCTCCCATGCAAAGAATTCTCCTCTCTAAAATTCACGCGCTCAGTCACAAAGACGGATCGTGTTGGGCGGGAGATGACTTCCTCGCTGAGTCTCTTGGGGTCTCTTCTCAGTATATCCGAAAGATGCGCAAAGACCTTTGTGAGACCGCACACATCAAATGCGAAGGGTACGGTCACCGAAGGAAGATGACGGTTCTTGTAGAAGCAACAATCGGAACAAGCAACGAACGGAACAAGCAACAATCGTTGCAAGAAGAAGCAACTATCGTTGCAAAAGTTGCAACTACTGTTGCAAAAGAAGCAACTACAGTTGCGCAGAGTATAGAGAAGAGTAAAGAGAAGAGTAAAGAAGTAGTGAAGAGAGTACGTTTCAAGGAACCGAGTTTGGAAGAAGCGATGCATTCGTTCGAACTTGCGGGATCATCTCGCGACGAAGGCGAGAAGTTTTGGAACTACTACGAGTCTAACGGATGGAAAGCCGGCAGAAACAAGATGAAGAATTGGAATGCTGCCGCGCGGAACTGGATAAAACGAAGCAATGAATTTACAACAAACAAACAACCAGCTGCAAAGCAACCAAGCCAAGACCAGCTTGCAGCATATCTCAAGCACGGGCATCTATAAACCCACGAACGAACAAGCATGGGCAGGAACTAACATCCTCACCGCACTTCGTCACCATCCCGAAGAGACCCGGGCGGCTGTCGTGACGATGATAAACAAGACGGTTCAATTTATAGACGCAAAGAAGACTCTTCACTCGTTCGAGGACATGGCACTTTGCGCAGAAACTATCTTCGAAGTCTTCCCGGTTTTGAAACTCGAGGAATTGCGGTTAATTTGCGAGAGGATGAAACAAGGGTATTACGGCAAATTTTACGAGCGTTTGAAGATACAGGAGTTCCGCGACTGCATCATCAAGCACGAAGAAGAACGCGCCTCGATTCTCGAACAACAACACAAGACCGTGACACGAGGAGCGGAAGACCCTACCAACGTGCCTGAATACGATCCAGAACAAGCACGCCTCCAATGGCGAATGAAGAACAACCCCTTCTTGATACCTGGAAAGAATGACAGTAGCGAAAGCGAAGGCGAAGCTCGATAAGATATTCTCCCAATTTATCCGGCTGCGTGCGGTCAACGATGAAGGGTGGGGAGAGTGCTTCACTTGCGGTCGCTTACGATTCTACAAGAACGCGGACGCTGGGCATTTCATGGTACGTCAAAAGATGCCCACCCGCTTTGACATTCAAAACGTACAGTTTCAATGCAAACGGTGCAACGGATTCGAAGGGGGAGCGCAATACGAGTTCGCCTTGAAGCTCGATGAGGTTTACGGTGAAGGGACAGCGGATCGCCTTGTTCGGTTGAGCAACGAAACGAAGCGATTCAGCGTTCACGAATTGGAAGCACTTTACAAAATATATAAAGAGAAGGTCGATGAACTCAGGAAGTCGAAAGGGTTGGAATAGCTTTTTGACAAAGCATTATTCAAAACTTGTCCGCATCGCTCGACGATGGACGGACAGCCCTTCCGACCTTGTACATCACACTTATCTTCGTTGTTTAGACAAACGCTTCCCCGATGGGGATAACGAAAACCCTCTCGGGTACTTTGTAAAAGCGATGTACACCGAAGCTACACGCGGAAAATTCAAAGACTTATATCACGTTACCGATGCTAACCCCAAAGAACAAACCTTCGAAAGCGACTGGACGAAAGCCATCCAACGCGAACAGATGCAACTCATCCTTGACCGCCTCTCCTGGTTTGATAGAACGATCTTCTCTCTATACCTGCAAGGGTGGAACATGGCTGACGTATCTCGACGGTCTAGCATTGGAGAATCGACCCTTTATCGCTCACTACACATCACCCGAAAAATCCTGAAAGATGTTCTTCGTAACGGCACAAAAGAGGACTGACCGACTTAATATCTGCAAAGGCTGCGAACACTTCGTCGACAAGACCAAGAGTTGCGGAGACCTCGTGACAGAAGCCTTTACCGACTCGGATTTGTGCGGCTGTCATATGCCCACGAAGACACGTCTCAAGGTTGCATCCTGTCCCCTCGGTAAGTGGGAAGCAGAAATCAAACAAGCAGACCTCGAAGCAATCAAGACCTTTCTCAAAACAGAGAACCAATTCAGAACAAACGGACAGCTCGCGAAGCTCTATTCGAAGGTCACAGGAACGAACACCCAAGCAAGTCAATGCAGTTCGTGCAACCGTCGGATGCTTCAGGAGCTACAAAAACTCATAAACGAAACAGAATGAGCTACACAGCAACAGAACGGGAAATCATAGCGGAGAACATCCGACAATTTCTCAAACAAGACAAGAAAGAGAAGTTCGAACACCAGCACTTCGGGGGCGATCCTTTCCTCGTGAAGCGTGTTCTTCCTATGACCCAATATGACAAAGAGACCCTGGAGAATATCGCACGGGATGTCGAGGGTCGTATATTGCACCCATGAGAAACGCAAGAAAAGCCCTCCTCCATGCGAAGAACTTCCTTCTCATTACGGAGAACGATAAAGCAATTCGACTCCATGCGGGG